CCTCATCCTGAATGAGTAATATTTTATTTTTAATCAGTGAGTCCCGATGTTTTTCAATTTTTCGGTTTTCTTCATCGAGCCAACGTGATGTTTTGACAGATGTCGCATTAAGGAAGGCATCATACTCTGACTCTATTTTCTCCCTATCTATGAAAGACATGATTTTAGGAGTTCCCGTTTGTTTTCTTTTCAGACCTTCTTTAAAATCTGTTACCATAGAATCAAATACTTTCATTCTTCTTGCTACTTCATCAAAAAAATCATTGGAAGGTGGCGCAAAATCTTGGGTAAAAAGTTTCCATTTATCCGTTCCGAATGCCTTTGATGCCTGACTTAGGTCTTGAAAAATTTCCTTCATCTGTTTGGCAAGGTCTTTAGTTTCATCAAAATTCCAATTTGAAAAGGCTTCCCGTTGTACCGCACTTAGGGTCATTTGCGCTCCGATTATTAACAATATTGAATCATACAAAACCCTAAGTTTAAGAGCAACACGTTCAATAGCAACAGGAAGAAACCCAACTAAAATATATCCCCAACCATGTAAAAAACTTCTTGAAAGTTCAATTAGTTTACCAATAGGTTCTTCTAAGGTTTGATAAGACCTTTTAAGAGAAGATACAATAGTAATAAGCCCTTGCCACCCGGCATAAAGCTTGCCTGAAAGCAATACTTCATGCTCACGCAAATAATCTGTCATTTTTCTTAATTGTACGTTTATAGCATCATAGAAAGCCTCAGAACCAAATCGAATAATCCTATCGGACATAGTTTTAAACAATGCAGAAACAGATTTCCATGTACTTCTAATATCTGCAATTGATGCCGCATAACCTTTTAACAAGTCCCCAATATTCTCTATAAACGTTCCTTCTTGCTTCCATAAAGCAATCCGTTCTTTTAATTGCCCACCAAGACGAGCATTAAGCTCCGTAGCCAACGTAGCACGCAAATCAACTTGTCCCATAGCAAGGGCTCTTGCTTCCTGACGTATTTGAAGTTCTGGTGCTTGAAAGCCAGAAGCTATAATTTCAATAGCATTTGCAATGTTAAGAAAGGCGTCTTTTGCTTTTGTTTTATTAATATCAATAAGAACACCTTGCTTCATAAATTCCTGTGTAATTGCCTGTAAATCAAAAGATGTTCCTAATGTATAAGCGGCAAGGATATCCATTTCCGTAACAAGGTCTCTTGCATATTCTCTTGCATTTTGAAAAGATGTTTCAAAATCAACATCTTTTGGAGAGAAAGTAGAAATTAAGGCTTGTGTTTTAATTACAGATAAGCGAAAAGCGTCAACCGATGCTATCGCCTTTTTAGGAAATGCCATTAAAACCCTATATGCAGTACGGGCAGCCATTTCTAATACCCAAAACTCAGCAGACATGAGGGAAAGCCCATCTATAAAACTATGTGAAAATGCTCTTATAATTCTTGAATGACTCCCTAAAACTGAACCAAGAAACCCAAAACCCCCTGATATTTGATGTAGAGACTTGCTGCCTTTTACCCCTGTATATTGCATAGTTTTACCTAATTTATTGTAAACTTTATTAATGTTATTAACATTATTAACAACATTATTTGTCGCCTTTCCTGTAACTCCTGCCATTTGAGAAAGAAGCCTATTGGTTCTCTCAAGAGTCCTTCCTACTTTTCTAACCCCTAAATCAATATCGTGAAATCCATTTACTGTTTGAGTTCTTAAAGATTTAATTACCCTTGCTATAACACTGACGTTTTTGACCATTTGCTCAAAATTTACATCTGCAACTGATTTTTTTATTTCATTAATATAGTGGGTAGTTTTGGTAAACGCTTTGGCTAAATCGCCAATGTCTCCGCCAATAGTAACCATCAATTTACCAATATTTTCTTCAGCCATGTTTTACCTCTTTTTTACTTTTCTTTGTTGCCATTTTCTCAAAAATACCTTTTATATCTTCAATAGATTGTTTTTTATGTAACTGGGCTTTAAATGAAGATGGAACAAAATCGTAAGGCTTGAATGGGGAGCTATTTTTAGACCTATTAACATTTGCAATAACAGAAGAAATAATACCAGCTTGAACATAGTCTTGCTCTGTCCCAAAAGGTTCTATTTGGTAATAAGCCTTCCAGTCAGTAAATTCTTTGGAGTCAAGCTCCTTCTTCAATTGCTTAACGGTTTTCCCAAGAGCGAGTCCCAATCGAAACCAAAACCTTTTATTGGGACTCGCTATAAGTTTTTTATTGCCTTTTCCTCGTCCTTATTTCTTAATGCGCTTAACCGTTCCGCAACATCAAATATTCTATCAAGAGCTTTTGCAGACTTCTTTGTAAGCCTTTCTATATCTCCAACGCTAAAAAGCCTATCCCCTTTTTCGTCTATTACTGAAAGGGAAATTAATCTAGCACGAAAATTAGTAAGGTCAACACCCCGGGCTCCATCGGGCTTTTCGATTACAACAAAAGATTCAAGTTCATCCCTCTCTTGACCAGTTAAACAACGGACAATAACTTCGCCATCGCCCCATTCAGGAATTTTAACTTTCTCTATTGCCAAATCATCAAAATTTAATATTTGATCTTTATTTAATACCGACATCTTTTTCCCCTCTTTCTTTTGTTAAGAAATTTTATGAAGTAAGTGTTACTGCGCCAGATACCTTAATAGTAATATCTGCCGTTACTTTATCATCTGTAGGAACGGCAAACCCAAGGTTTTGTACAAAACCATTAAATGAAATCGTTGTTGCACTGGCATCAGGTAAAACTATAGTATAGCTTACTAAATCATTATCCTCAAAATCATTTTGCATAAGCCCATAAGACGACTTAGTAAAGTTCATATTAAGTGTTACCTCACCGCCATCACGAAAGCCTCCTATATACTCTTTATATCCCCCTGTACTATCTAAACTTGTCACATCAATTTGATTCCTAGTTGCGTTAGGGCCTGCTATACTATTAACTTCTGCAACTAAATTCGCTGGAGCAACTGACCCTCTATAAAACTTCGTTCCGACACCCGCAAAGGCATTACTTGCCATTTCTATCCCTCCTTATCCTGTCCTATGGATTCTAAAATTGCATGACAACAAAGGACGGTTATTGTCATCATACCCTAAAGATAAAATATCACTAACAACAAAAATTAAAATATATCTTGTCCCCGATAATGTTATGTCGTTTTTCCCATGCAAATATACCTTAACACTTTGCAATGTATTATAAGCATCAACATATCCAAATTTTAACCCTCTTTGAAGAAGCTGAACCCCCACTCGTTCATATATATAGTTTAATTCAGGAGATACCCCTGACGTATCAATTACTGTAATACATTTATCAATTGAAGCTGGAGCTGTATCAATAAATAAATTCGTACCTATAGTAAGCCCTAATCCAGAACTGGAAGATTCCAGTAATTCTGCTATATCAACAGAGGGAGCTTTCATATTAATCCCCTATTAAAAAGATTTGCTTTCACCTGTAAACCCTCCACCTTTAGATTTAACACTCTCTGCAATAATCCTTAAAATGTTTGCTTGGTTTTGCTTTACGGCTGTTTCAAGAAATTTCCATTGACCAACATCATGTTTCTGTTTAATTTCATGGACAAAAAGAGCATAATAGGCAGAATAATTAACCCCTGCGAGTATTTGTGTTGTATTTTCATATAATGCTTGTACGGCCTCCAGTGCTTTTGTATGCCCTTCATAAAGAACATCAACCTCTTTCATTGTGGCTACACGGCGACCACCTGTAACAAAATTAGGGGTTTTTCCTGCTCCAACAGTACCTCCAGTCCATGCAACAAAACAACTTTCTTTCAAATTCCCCGTATCCTTAGGTGCTAATGCCAAAGATTCTCGCCGAACAAGAAGGGCGGCTCTTGATACCCCCTTTAATGTTCTATCTTTATATTTGTCTATAGCTTTATTAAGATTATTAATCGCCTTCTCAGTTCCTTTCATTTGAAAGGAATATTTTTTCCCTGTAATCCCATGCTGAATTGTTATAGCCATACTTTTCTTTCAAATTCTGTAATATCTAAATTAGGAATTTTTTTAAAGCCTCTTATTTGTCTAGCCCCATCTATTTTATGTGGCGTATCAGATAAACCAGAATCTATATCACTTATTTCGCCAAGAAACAACCAACCTCCTATAGCAACATCTTGATTAACAAATACAACTGCAAGCGATTTAGATTCTTGACCAGTATTATTAATAAAAAGTTCGGTTTTATCTTCCCACCTTGCAGAAAACTCTACAGGAGAGGCAAAGGTAAAACCTCCATAGCCATCGGGGGTAGGAGACCCCCAATAAACAACCGTTTGATTTAAATTTTGTATTAAAAAACTCATACGTCACTTGTGTCAATAACATTTAAAACGTTCACACTTGCTCTTCTCTTCCCCAAATTCGCAAGAGTTCCTGTTAAATCTATTGTAATCGCCTGTTGTCCATAAATTGTACTTGACAATAAGCCTAAATTTGAATTTGGATTTTTTAAAATATCTGAATAAGAGATAGATGTCTCTCCTATTCGTTCCGATACAACAACCCCCCTTGCATTTTTTTGCGTACTAGAATAAGATGGGTTTGATATATAAATAAAATGTGCCGAAAGCCAACGTTCAATTTCTTTTAGCAGAGCATCACCAAGCCCACTATTTCCTAACTTATTAGTAACAATAAGATTTGCCACAGTAATAAAAGGGTCAAGCTGAGTACCCGTAAGTGCAGTTACCAATATCGTTTTGACTTCCGTTGATGTTACTCTATTTGCCATATATCACCTATACAATTGATTAAAGATGAAATAACTCAGGCGAAACAAAATTTCGTATTGCCTCTTCATTATAAGAAAGACCTGTTTCGATAACAATAGTTTTAATTTCGCTTAAATCTCCAAGAATTACCTTTTCAGATGATATTTCGGTTACATTTAACTTATTTTCCAACATTTCTTTAAATCGTTTTTCATGCCAATCAACCCATTGAGTCCAACCTTGCCTATCCTTATATGCTCTCATAAATGACGTTCTAAGACAAGATTCGATAATTTTTTGTTTATCTCTCCTTACAATAATCCATTTGACATCAGGAAATGCAGAATGCCACATTTCCCACATCAAGCACATTTTCGCACCTTTATAAAACCAATAATTATTTTTATACCCTTCTTCTTTCAATACATTAAGAATACGTAACGCCCAATCATTCTCATTTGATATTATTTTTCTTCTTACTTTAATTGGGTCGGGCAGTGGGTTTTGTCCCATTGTATCTGCCTCAATAGATTTTAAAAATGGCTTAACTATATTTTGGGTTATAACTGTATTCTCAAACATCCCTTTTTTATTATTTACATTTGGAGGCCTCATCTTACCTCCAAAAGCACCACAAAGGTTAATTATTCCTGCTACTAAAGAAGTTCCACTTCTAGCACACCCAGTTATTAAAATTCCCTTTGCTACAAATTCTTTAGTGTTCATAACCATATGCCTTTTAAGTAAATTGCCCTTTATTATTTCTTTCCCGCATTTTTGCCCTTAATTGAACAGCCTTTCTATTTTTATCTTGTAAAAACACGGTTGTTATTCCTACTAGCTTAATCATCATTTTCCTCCTCCTAAAAACATATTTTAAATCGTTAGGAATGCGTCTAGGAAGCTCTAGGACGTATTTGGGTACGATTTTATGAGTTCTACCACTCTATTTGTCAATTTTAGTGGATTTAAGCCATTCGTATTTTCAATAAAATATGTTTTTTCTCTTACAGAAGGAGGGACACAATACCATGCAAAATCTTTATTATAATAATTATTCCAAATAATTAAGGTTTTCGCTTTTAACATTCCTGAAACAATAGTCAGTCCAGAAGGGTATCCCACTACAGCCTCACTCCCTTTAATAGTCCGAATAATTGAGGAACAGTCGTTTGACCTGTTAAATCCACGCAATTAGGTATGCTTTGCCTAACAAGACTAAGATGGTCGTCTCTTTTATTGTCCCAAATTGCACCAGCAAATATAGGCGTATAATTTGTTTTCATTGTAATTTCTTTTATAGCCTGAATAACACTTTCTACTGAGAACTCTTTTGTCCAATAAGCATAAGTACCTTGAAAGACAAAATAAAAGACGATGTATTTCCCATATTTTTGAATACACTTTGACTTAAACCTTTCCTGCTCCAAAGAAACAAATATAGGTGGAAACCAATTGCACTCTAAATCAGAATCTATTTCTTCCATCTGTTCTCCATAACGAAGGTGTCCATTATAAGAAACGAAATAATCGAAGCCTAATATATCTTTAAATATCGTTCTGCCTTTATATTTATAGGCTTCATTCCAAATCCCTCTACTTTTGGAATCGCTATTATCAAAAGTTTCATTAGTAGAATTGAGAAATGGGAACATCTCAATAAATGGGAATGCCCGTTTATGCCCATCAAACTCCTTCTCACGAGGACACGCAATATAAATATCAGGAATATCTAATTTCTCACGCTTTAGAAGTGCTTGTGTTTTAACTATAGACCAATATGAATCTCCAATACCTGGGGGGTACAGAATCTTAACTCTTAATTGTCTTGGTTTTTTTAAATAAAATGTAGCTTTAGATGGTATCGGATATTTTATTTCTTTAATATGAAACCCAACCTTTACAAAAATCCTTTTCAAATCTTCTATTGAAAAATACCAGAGATGTTCTTTTTTCCAGTGATGTTTTCCAGCATCTACAAAATAATTAGGATAATCTACAATAAATTCCCCCTCCTGCTTTAAAACTCTGAATGCCTCAATAATCATTTTTACGGGTTCTAAAGAATGCTCTATAACATCATGAGAAGTTATTTTGTCAAAATAATCAGTAGGAAAATTTACATTTTCAAATTGGTCGTAATAAATATAATCTGTTTTTTTTGCATAGTCATAATGAGATATTTCACACCCAAATGCCTCGTGACCTAATTCTCTACATTCATCTACAAAAGCCCCACTTCCAGAACCTACATCTAAAATTCTTTCTTTGTTCTCCATAGTAAGAATTGATAATTCCTGTTTTAATTCTTGCTTAGGTTTTATAGACTCAATAAGCTCAAACCTGTCCATAAATTGAGCAATTCTTTTAGCAGACACCTCTATAATATCTCCTTTTATAAAGGTTTCATGCCCTATCCTATGTTTACCTTTTAATAATCTATATTTATTTTTTTGAATAGAAGGGCTTTCAGGAGGCTTAATTGTCGAAATAACGACTTTTCCAATCCCATAATTTTGACATCTTATTTTTGCTAATTCCCTATCATGCTCGTAACTCTTTACGACATATAAAGGGTTAACAGGTTCATATTTATTTCGGTAAAATTGAAGATAATCTTCGTTATTATTAAAAGGGACATTTATTTGACGAACTATACCACAATCAATACATGAACCAAATTCAATTTTATAATCCGCTATGACAGTTTCCCCCATAGAGGTTACTTTATAACTTTCCCTATCATTTATAGAATTATAATTAGAAAATCCACAAATACATTTCATTTGCATTAATAAACCCTCCTGTTAATCACAATTTCAGAAATTTTCGTTGTTCCACAAGCAACAATATCATCAGACAAACATGAAGAGTAAATACATTTTGCAACTTCATAAGGCCTCATTAGCTTTTCAGCATCTTCTCTGTGTTGTGTCATTTCGGTTTTCATTGCGCCTAAATATACATCGAAAATCTGGATATTATATGCTGAGGCCTCAAATTGAAGGCATTTAAGAAAGCCGGCCAGCCCATGCTTAGATGCACTATAAAGAGATTCTCCAAAAGAGCCAGATTTGCCCGCTGTAGAATTGATATTGATTATTATTCCTTCTTTTTTTTCTTTAAATATTTCCCAAATACCTTTAATTAAAAGAATAGGTGCGATTAAATTAACCTCTAATATTTCCCTACACTTTTCAGAAGTTATATTGGAAATTGAATCATTGAGATATATAGCGGCATTATTGACAAAAACACTTATATTTCCCCCTTTAGCAATTTTTATTAAATCCTTTACAGTCTTAAAGAGATATAAATCTCCATAAAGACGGTCAAAATGAATTGGGGTATTTTGTCTATCAAATCGAAAACTCCTATATACTACAGGTAAAACCGTACTTTTAGAATGTAAAATCAAATCATAATCATTATTTGCAAAAACATACGCCAGCTCCTTACCTAATCCTCTACTTGCCCCTGTTATTAATACTTTTTTGTAATTGTCCATACCTTCTCCTAAAATATGGGGACTCCATCCTTTTTAAGGCAAATAATAGAAGGGTTCTTAGTTAAGTAGGCATCAATCATTGCTTTTTCTGTCTCTTGCATATTACGAGGAAAATAACCATCAATATTTTTAAATAACCCTATTAGGCCTTCTGCATTCAAAGGTCTATGCGTGGGCCCGTGAGTAGGATAATCCGCATTCCCAATTAATATTACAGGAAGGTTTTGTTCGTCAATATCAATTTTAATTTGCTCAAATGGACGCTCAATTAAAAATGGGGTTATCGAATAAACAATTGGTCTCAGCCCTTCTATCGCCATTCCCGCAACGATACTAATAATACTTTGTTCGGTTAGTCCAAGATTAAAAAATCTACACGGAAATTTATTAATAAATTCATCCATTTCTTGTTTAACATCCCCCGTTATTAAAACAATTCTCTCATCTTTTTCGGCTAATTTAATAATTGTTTTCCCAAATTGCCTTCTCACTGTAACTCCTTTAAAGCTAATTGTTCCTTTTCAATATCAAGCCAACAAGCGTGCCATTTAGGTTCATTCTCCATAAAACTAACGCCTTTACCCTTAACTGTATTTGCTATTATTAATTGAGGATACCCCTCCACCCTACTTCTAAATTCTGTAACAAGCTCATCAATAGAATGTCCATTCACACCTTCATAAGAAACCCAACCAGCAAAATGAAAAATCTTCTCAATTCCATCAATAGGAAGAATATTATTTACATAATCAGAACCTTGTATTTTGTTTTTGTCAATAACCACAACAAGGTTATCGAGTTTGTGTTTTCCTGCTATTAACAAAGATTCCCAAGTAGTCCCTTCTTGACACTCTCCATCTCCCATTAACACATAAATAATTCCTTCTTCATTTTTTATTTTCTTTGCTAAAGCCATACCAACTCCTACAGGAAATCCATGCCCTTCACTACCAGTAGTACAATAAACTCCATTTTTCTCGTCTCTTGTAGGATGCCCAAATAACTTTGGATTATACCCTAATTCTCTTAAAATAACATAATAGGGCCAACACGAATGCCCTTTACTAAGAATAAACTTATCTTTAGGTTTCATAGTATAATCAAATAAAGCGATTAATATTTCTACAATAGAAAAACAACCCCCATAATGATACCCTCCATTTGCTTTAGATAATGCAATCGTATCCCTTCTTATTTGTTTTGACCGTTCACTCATCTCATTCATCAATAATACCTCCTAAAGGATAAAAATGAAGAATATCTGGTCTATCTGTCTTATTAGGGAAATCTAAATCTTCTACAGGGAATTCAGTATGGGTATCATAAACAATATCAACCAAACCTTTTCTAACTAAACTTAATTCAATTAAAGGGGGGAATGTATAACCTTGAATGGTAACTTTAGGGAGAGAATTATTCGGATGCACATGAAAAATATAAAAGAATTTATTCAGATGATTCATCACTCTGTAATAACTATTAAATAAACTATCGTTTATCGCAACGGCAAAATCAGAATACAATTTATCGAAATATGTAGTCGTTCCAACTTTAGCCTCTACGGTTAAAATATGAAACTCAATAAGTATTTGGTTAAAATTAACAAGGTTTTTTATATTAAACATTTCTGATGAATTAATATTATCCCATTCATTGCCCTCAATATCCATTTTTAACAACGACCCACCATCTACTTTCATTAAAGATTTAGGCCCTGCTTTCTTAAATAATATTTTTTCTGAAAACATATTACGAGGGTAAACAGGTAGTGAATCTATTGTAGGGTCAAAGCATTGTATAATTGAATCAGGAAATCTTTTAATAAAATCCATTTCAAAACCAACATCATCACCTATCCCAAAACTATATACCTTTTTAATATTTTCACAAATTTCCTTTAAAGCTATATACCCCCCATCATGTTTATTTCCAATTCTTATTTTAGTCAAATTACAATCATAAATTCTATTAATTTCATTAAAAAATAATCTCATATTGTCCATCATACCCCATCCATTCTTAAAATATATTTATTGCCTATCCCATCTTGAATTAAATTTATTGCTTCATTTACAAGATGAAGGGGGAAACTCTGAGAGATTAATTTGTTTAAATGTAGCTTTCCTAAAGAATATAAGTCTAAATACCTCTGAATATCTATATTTGGGTTCGTCAACCCTCCTTGAGAATCCATTATTGTTTTCCCGCAATAATGGTCTCTCATAGAAGTAAATATTAAATTCTCACCATGTCTAGGTTGCCCAACTAAAATCATTTTACCATTAGAAGAAGTAATTCTATATCCTTGATTAATCAAACCTACTACTCCAGTGCAGTCAACAACAACATCAGCCCCTTTTTTCCCTAAAATTTTACAAACTTCCTCTTCAATATTTGTATCTGAATCAACAGCAAGAATATTATGAGTAGCCCCATATTGAAGAGAGGTAAAAAGTTTATGTGGGTTTTTATCTATAGATATAATAGGATTTGCAGATACCATAAATGCTCCCTGAATTACATTTAGCCCAACCCCACCACACCCAATTACAACAATAGACTGCCCAATCTTTAATTGTGCCTCATTATTAATCAACCCTAAACCTGTTGTCACAGAACATCCCATAAGGGCGGCTATCTCAAAAGAAATAGATTTATCAATTACCGTTAATCGGTTTTCAGAAATTACTGCGTACTCATTAAATGTTGTTACGCTTCCGCCTCCAACTATTCCACCATCATATTTATATTTAGGGAAAGGGCTCTCAATCCCCAATCCTTTTTTCCAATGTAAAACAACATTGTCTCCTATTTTTACTTGTGTTACGCCTTCACCAACATCACAAACAATACCCCCGCCTTCGTGTCCTAAAAGGTGAGGTAAATATTTATCTTCACCTTTAGCCCCATTTATTTCTCCTATTTGCGCTCCACAAATACTACTGGCTCGTACTTGAACAAGAACCTGACCACATTGCAAATTAGGAATTTCAATATCTTCTATTATCAATGGCTCATTTAATTTATTGAGTATTGCCGCTTTACATTTCATTCCAGTATACCCCCCCTACCTCATGAGGCCTAGGTTTTCCATGAAAACAAACTATTTTAGCGTCTTCAGGGATTTTACATAAACAATGTCTTTTATAACTATATAGCCCTTGAAATTGGTCTTGAAGATATTGAATAATAATATTTCGATGTTTTAACATTTTATAAATAATATCTGCATCTCCACGAATAGAGGGTCCAAGTGCATTTTCATAACGAAAATCATCAAACATAAATCTAAAATCTCCATTCCAACCCATAATTCCAGAAGTGAACATTCCTTCCCTTTCCCATCTTAAAGGATTAAGCCTTTTCATTGCAAGAAATTCAGTATCTTTTAACCCCTTTACAATTTGAATAATTTCATCTAAACCTGAAAAAATAACCGTATCAAGGTCAAAATACAGATTAATTCCTTTATTTCTAAATATTTCAAACTTACTCCACCATCCTTTATATCCCTTCTCCAACTTAATCATCGAGAAAAGAATCTTTTTATTTGTTATGTAGGTTAAAATTGAGCCCTCATCAGGGTCTTTAAGAAAATTTTCATCATCTGTAAAACATTTAAACGCAAAATTCTCATTGATATATTTTTTACAGGCATTTAAAAGGGCAAAAACATACCTTTTATCATAATCTCCACCTGTCTTTAATACACAGATTATACTAATCATTTGTTTTATTATTTTCAAAAACAATAGGTAAATTAGCCATCCAACAACCTAATCGGATTAAATATTTCGCTATAAAAGACTTAATTCTCCACCATCTATAACCTTTAATATGAACTGTTATTAGAATTGTCTCCTTTAAAATTCCTGTTATCTTAAAAGTTATTGTAGCGTCTTTAAGATTTACCATGTTCCCAAACCTCCTTATGATTCTGTTTGTTATGAAAACATGCCACTGTAACATTCATTTTTTTTATTTCTTCATCGCTCATCGTATAATGCTTATATCCTGTGATTTTCCCTTTAACAAGCCCTTGTATTGATAAAATTGGAATGTTACGGCCTTGTAATTTATCAATAATATATTTTTGTTCCCACTGGTATTTATCTACATCCTCATTTTCATTAAATTCGTTAAATAACCATTTAAAATCACCAGACCACGCCATAAAACTACTACTCCACTCACCCGTATTTTTGAAAGAGTTCCTAAAGGTATGTAGCATATACATCACATTAAGTCCTTTATTCTTTCCCTCAAGAAGACTCTTAGCCATAGAATCAATAGATTTGAAAATTGCGGTATCCAAATCAAAATATATAACAGCGCCAGTTATACGGAAGGCTTCAATTTTACTCCACCACTTATAATAATTATCCAATAAAGGCCTGGAAAACGGAGAAATCATATCTGTTAGGCACACAAATTCATGGGGGAAGCTTAAATGTTTAGTTACCATATCCCTTAAATTTTTAACAAAGGATTGACGATAAACACCCCCTCTTTTTAGAACACAAATAACAGATACCTTATCATCATTTATCATAAATTAATCACTTCCTCAATAGAAACCCATTTAAAAATATCATTAGGTATGCCGCTATCTTTAGTTACATTTAAAATTATTATCCCCAATTCATCAATATCTTTTTTTATTGATTCTACCGACCTTAAATAAGAAAGGTATGGATTATACGCCTTCCTTAATTTAACTTGATGCTCATTATGATAATTATTGTCTAATGGCGATATAGGATTCGGTTTCATATCAAACCCTAAGAGGATGATTAGATTTGACCCTAAATGATACGCAAAATTGATTGCACTAAAACCACTACAATAATTCCAATATACTGTATTTGGAGTTCTATTAATCCCATTACCTCCAGTTCTTTGTACATAACGAATTTGATTGTGTTTTTCAAATTTAGGATGACATGATATTAAATTAAATGGAGGGGACAACCTTAAAAATCTAGCCGTAATATCGTTTTCGTTCCACGTGTACCATTGAAAATCGCCAAACCAACAATATTGAATAAAATCCGCTAGTTTAAAAGCATTGTTTATAGCAATTATATTCTTGTTTTTAAGTATAGAGACATCAAACCCTTTTAAGCTCCAACCACCTCCAATAATATAGCAAGGTTCATTTTCCCATATCCTAGGTATTTCGTATTTCACTAAATCCTCCATTCAAGGTAAGCATGACAGATCATATAACTTTTACATTATACAGCCTGTCATGCCCAATTTATATTATACCTTCTTTTCCCTTTTAAACTTCTTGCCCTCTTTTACATTTAATGCAGAGACTACTTCACCGTCTGCAATTTTTACTTTTTTCATCTTCTTGTTGCCTATTTCACCCTCTTCTATTTCATCAAACGTAGAAATAGCCCCCCTGAGAAATTCACGTTGACATTTTATTATCTCCCCAGCTTTAACAACATGAACCTCTCCATCTCCTCCACGATAATGATGCTTGCCGTACTTCTTTCTAAAATATCCCATCTTATTACTCCTCTGAAACTGATTAAATAAATTTACTTTTTACCCTTTTTCTTCTTCTTATCGCCCATTTCTACCTCCTATTTTAAAAGGTTTGTAATTAAACTAATTTCCAATTAAGTTCCATGAACAATACCACATCTTCCTGATTGGTCTGAACGAATCTGAGGAACAATAATCGCCATAACTTTAAAATTAACAAACATCCCGCCTTCAATATCCCATTGAACTGTTTTTAAGCCTAATCCTTGAACAATACGAGCAGTATTGCTCTGCATTTGAACAAGAACAACATTACTAGCGGTAAGGGTATCTGCAACTTTTACATCTTGAATACCCCCAATCTCCAATATTCTCTGCCGAACTGTCTTGTCACTATTAGCCTTAAAATCACTATCCATTTTGCTTTCAAAATCTGTTGGAATGTATAATACCCAGGGCCCATAGCATCTATCATTAATACTTGCCTGCTTCATATCAATAACATCAGCTACAATCTGCTCACCGGTAGCCCCATCCCAGCCTCCAGATTGAATTGTAAACGTATTCCGATTAGTAAAATCAGTATACCCATAAATAGTCCCACCTCCATAGGTATACGAAGATGAACCATTAAACAGTAAATCTTCTGCCTTTTCAGCTACCTTACGGGCACAAAGCTCTGCCATACTCGTATCAAGGGGACGTGTACCATTCCTAGATTCCTGAATCTCACGAATAGAGAAACCAAAATCCTTGTGAATAATTGGCAAAGGCAAATAATTAATATTGTATTCTTGTCTGTCTCTTTGCCCATGATTAACACCATCCATTGTCATATCTGCGGCATTAATATCACTAGCATCCTGAAATGAAAGCACTGTAGCGGCAAGACCTTTCTTTACATCATAAACCAAATTTCTTGAAAGTAAATCTGCAACCCCAACAATCCTATTCTGGAAAGAATCTAAAACAGCCCCATCCAATTCTTTCCATTCATCATACAAAAGGGTATCATTCGTCCTTAATGAGTTGACATCGAAACCACTTTGAAGTAGTCTCTTAGCAATACTTCCATGAGACCTCTTATCGCCAGTCAACATTTCTACACTTGCATCTCCACCCCGAAGTTTCATATCTTAAACCTCCTTAATAAAAAACATAAAATTAAAAACAATTAAACAACCTCACATGCAATTCTAGCAGTAGCGACAGTCGTAGTTACTGCTTCAATTGCCCGCAAACGGGCAAGGAGAGTAGGAATCTGTTCGCCAGCCTCAAGAGCACCCACACTATCAGCAGCCTGAACAGTATGTTTTCTCACTGTCCCATTGCCAGCACTTTCAAGCAAATCTCCAATAACAATTGTTTGAGAAGTCGTAAGAATAGCGGCAACCTCCATTCCAGAAGATAAAAATGCGACCTGGACTCTATTATTAGTCGCATAAGCATCTGTAATCTCTTTCCCCTGCAAAGAATCTTCTATTGCAAACGTTGGACTATAATTACCTCCGGCAGTAGGATGAACAACTACGTTCCCACTGGTATTTCTTTCTACTAAATGCCCAGGTGTAATCGCTCCACCAGCCTTAATTTCCTTTCTTATTGGGTCTCCCTTCAAAACTACTGTTCTATAAGCCATAACATTTCAACCTCCTATAAAAAGTTAATAAAATTAATCTTATATTTTTACTTCTTATTGCCCCATTTCATCTCAGGCGCATCTGGAACTCCACTACCATCAGGTTGCCTCTCGTTAGCTTTCAATACCGCAGAAATACTACCTCCTAGTTGACCACTAAAATCAACATCTACCTGTGCCAAAGCCACCAATGTTTCAATCTCATCAATAGACATTGCATTTAATTTTTCCAAAGAAAACCTATTTCTCTTGTTCCCCTTTATAGCATTAACAAGGAGACTTTTCCTTTCATTGTGCATTCTCACACTTTCTGTAATAACATCTTTAAATTCAGCAGGAGTGTCTTTTATATACTCCTGTAATGTCTTAGGCTTAGCCTCGCCTTGATTCGTTGCAATGGTCTTGTCTTCAATTTTACCGGGAAGAACATCTCCATTACATGATTTGCAATTCCTAAAATTTTCTGCCATTTTATATTGCCATTCCAAATCTTCGTCTGATAATGCTTCTAAACCAGGCCTCTTCTTTTCTTCATGTCCCATTTTCTTCGTCCCTAAAATATAATCTATTTTTTCCTTCTTGTCCATACCGACCTCCTTAACAAAATGTGTTGATGAATTAAACTCCTGTTTATGCGCAATTTCATAAGACACCATCTTTTTAACCTTCTCCGGGTCTCCTTTTATTACAATGTCCCCCTTTTTATTTACTTTATAATCTTGTTTATAAAGGTTCCCCTCAATATCCACAAAAGTAAAATAATCAAAATAAACTTCTTTTAATCTTCGACCTGTATCCACAACAGAATCTCCAACATTTACAGGCTTGTCCCCCACATTGACCATTTGATATAATTTATCAACAATACAATGTAAGCTAAGTTCTCCTTCCGCAATTTCTACTTCATTAGCCCTTACTCCACAACCATCTTCCCAAGAACATGCTGCCTTTCCGTTAGGAAGAAAAGCTACATGGTCTGGCTTATAATGCCTGGCAATCGCATAATAAGGCTCTCCATTCCAATCCCCTTCTTTTTCTTCCTCTAAAAACCATAAACCTGTAGATAATTCGAGAGGTTTTGAATTGTTAATCCTATTAAGAATTTCAGGCGCAATAAGCATAGCTCTATCAACATCTATCCATCCTTCTGCCGTCAGTTTTTTATCTTGATATGATGAATTGAATATAGTCCCAATTCTAGTTTTTTCGACTAATCTAGGGGAAGAATTTACACTTACTGGCTCTCCATTTTCTTTAGGATGCGTTACAACAATAGGTCTCCCATTCCATGATTCAGGGGCATTTGATAAATCTTCATCCAAATAAAGTCTCCCATTATGAACGCCCTCAAGAAGCATAATCATAGGGACAACAAGATGTAATCTTTTATCAAGATACTCAGTTCGTATTTTAATATCTGTTAAGGTAATAAGACTCTCATTAAAATTCAAAATCTCTTCATTAGTTTTAGTTCCAGACATGCTATTTGCAAGACGAATAGCGGACACTGCACACTCCGCCTCTTTTTTACCTTTTTTTATACATGCAGACAAAAAACCATTCGCAATACGCACCCACTTTTCCTCTTGCGCATCGCTCAACCCTTTTTTATGTTTTTTTACATCAATCTTTTTCCAAGGCATATATACCCCTCCTTCTGCCTTTATAAAACCAAAAAATAAATTAAAAATCAAGACTATTTATATTATTTTATTGATTAGCTACTTTTGCAACCTTCTTTAACTGTCTAGGGTCCGCACTTGTCTTTTTCATTTGTGATGTTAATTGTTTCTCACGTCCTTTCCCAATTTCGTGCCCCAAAACAGTTTTTATCAATTCTATTTCGTCCTCTCCAAAACCCATAACTTTACTCAAAAACATTTCTGGCGGTATAATTGTTGATGCTGTCAAAGCGTTGGAATATGCAACTAAAGCATCAGTCCTTAATTTCCCCATTAATGACTTCGCATGTTCAGTTTCTTGGGTTAAGCTTTTCCACTTTATTGTATAATCATTTCTAGGTTCTGGTAACACGCCAAATTCAATTAATCTATCAATTAAAGGTCTTAAAATAACAGGTTCGCAAAAATCCTGTCTTCTTTCGTCCATTTGACGATTCCATGCAACCTGGTCTTGTGAACTTGCAAGCTCTCCTCTTTCACTGCCTATTAAAATACGTTTTGGCATACCAATTGTCCCTGCAATTATATCCATTTGTACGGTTATGTGGCTTGAAGGGTCTGCTACTTGTGGAGATAGTTGTTCAACATCAACACCCTGTATCCGTAAATATCTTTTTAAACCTAATAAATATTCTTGAATCTCGTCTTCCAATTCATCCAATTCATCATCTGACCCAAATTGAGCCCCTTCTTCAGCTTTAAAAGCAAGCCCAGGTAATGCCCCACGCCAAAACATTTCTGCGCTACCGCCACTAATAAGCTCAATATTATGCAAATTATTAAAAATACATTTCAACGCCGGCTCTCCACGAATATTATTAACAAGTAAATCTTCGCTTATATGAATAATACGACTGTGGTGAACAATTTTTGGGGCTACCTCAGTAACATCTGAAAGATTGGACAGTTTAACTTTATATGTATTTGGCAATCCATATCTTTCATTATTAGTTTTATCTTCTATAATATCAATTTCAGCAGAATCCTCACTGTAGGGTTGCAAATACAATAGTTCACCAGCTTTTTTAACAGGCCTAGACAAATCTGCCCCATCGTCAAATCCCATCAATAGAATAGAATATTGTCCAATACGGGAAAGTTTATCTGAACGTCTGATTTTACTATAAATTTTCTTACTAAGAACAATCTCATTCCATGCTTTTTCAAAATTCGTATCTTTTTTTTCCTTTTCAACTATTTCAGGCAAACCTCTCCACGAAGCATCAACAGGGGCATTAATAATCCGTCTTGAGATACCTGCCCGCTGATAAAGAGCATAAAAACTTTCAAAATTAGGGTCTCTTTCATAGCCAAGAATTTCATATATATCACGCTTGCCTTTATAACTATACCCTAATTTCCTTGCAAGTTCAGTTCTTGTTACAAGTTCCGAAGCAAGGATATTAAGTCTTGTCTCCTTATTAATGCGTTTTCCAGAGGATAAATTATTTAATGAATTATGCGGCATAGACTTTTGCAACTTTTGTTTTTTCAATGTCTCTTTCCCTCCTTCTTCCCCAAGCTCCTGCTTTTTTAGAATTGACAAGTTTATTAAAAGCCCCGCTACTAGCGTCCCCCCAATCTTTATATTCGCCTAAAGGGTAAAACTCCATACGTATAAAATACATATCTGTCCAGTCTTCGTCAAGAACATAAACATTACCTCCATCAACTTGCACAGCAAAATCTGTCGCTCTGGATTCTTTATCTCCTGTCACCCTATCAGCATACATTCTGTAACCTGCAAGACGCTTTATAGTCGCTTGTGCGCTTTCTTTACCAGAAGAGCCAGGCTCTTGTTCACACCAGCTACAGTATTGGTATTTATGCGCTTTAGCATGACAAGAATCCCTTTTAACGGTTGATTCAATATGTTTTTCCCTATCTGATGCGTTCCATTGTCCGCTAACTATATCATAAACGAAAAATGAACCATCTTTCATCCAAAACATTAAAACTCCACAGGTAAAACAACCCCCCTCCTGAGTACCTGCCTTGTCCCAATATCTAATTGCGCTTTTTACTTCATTAAAATCAACCATAGCCTTTCTGACAAAATTAGCAACTTTAAATAAGCCGCCACCTCTTGGGGAAGGTCTCTGCTGAAGCTGACCTGCTCTTGCATATTCTCCTAAATCTTTTTCCAGACGCACCATCTCTTCTTCTGTAAATTTTTCAGACCATAAAATCTCACCTTCTTTAGAGCGGGGGTCTTTAAACTCTAATGGGGTTCGTGTCCGTTCCGCATTCATTTCATATCTTGCAGGTAAGCACAAATGAACATAACTATTGTCTTTTGAAAGAACATGCCCACTTAAATCTTTCTCATGTAATCTTTGCATAACGATAATTTTAGCGCCTGTTTTCTGGTCGTTGAGACGGGTGGACATTGCTTCATCCCACCAGCGAAGGACACCCACCCTCTTTATTTCAGAACTAATCTCTTTTGCATTGTGGGGGTCGTCTACTACAATTAAATCTCCTCCTTCTCCAGTGGTCATTCCGCCTACAGATGTTGAAATTCTGTATCCTTTCTTGCTATTTTCTATTTTATTTGAGGTTTCTTTAGTGAGGGTATACTTGTCTCCCCAATTTTTCTTATACCATACTGAATTTATCAGTGCCGCACATTTGCCTCCATCACGTTCCGACAATTCGGAAGAATATGATGAGAAAAGCATTCTCTTTTCAGGCTTCTTAATCCACACCCAGCAGGGAAAGAACACAGCGACAGCCAGACTTTTCATATATCTAGGCGGAATATTTATCAACAGCCTTTTAATTTTCCCCTCATGCACAGCCTCCAGATGTTCGCAAATAGCGTGCAAGTGCCATCCATCTACAAATGGAGTGTCGGGCTCCAACACGTGCCATGCCTGACGCACAAATTCTATTAACTTCCTTTCGGCAAGTTCTTTCAAAAGAAGTTCTAAATCCGCATCTGTTATTTTATGCAGGTAATCTTCGCCTTTAGATATTTGAGGGTTTATTTCAGGTTTAGTTTTCTTTCTAACAAAGCCTTTCAATTGCCTTTGCAATTTTTCATTGTCTTCAGGGCTTCTCCGGCGAATAAATTTGTTTTTAATTTTCATCTTTCTTTTTTATTTCAAATTTTGCTTCCAGCACAGGTTGTTTTGCCCTATTGATAATGCTGATAAGTTCACGAATTTCATCTATACTTAATCTTGCTGCCTCTTCTTTTGAAATAATAGAACCAGAAAGTTTGATTTCCCCACCATGTTCTACGTGTTCTGAAAATCCACGTTTTCTCCCTTGAGTTTGCAGGAAGAATTTTATCGCCCATGGGTATCTATCATCTGCCGCATCCATTAAATTTTTCTGAATATCGTCCAGATTTCTCTCCATTTGCTCTGTATACGCCTCTGCTATGGCAGGATTTTTTGAAATGCGCCTTTGAAGCACCGCTAGTCCGATTCCCAGTCTGTCGGAAGCATGGGTGAGAAGGCCTCTTTCGAGCCGGATAGCCCTTCTTGTTGTATTTATGCACTTTAGAGAGAGCTTATTATCAATTCCTCTCTTTTCAATGCTATGTTTCATTACCTTTTTGCCATTTAATTGTTTCCTGATGAATTTAGGTGGGACGGTCAGTGCATCTCTCATATATGCAAATTTCTCCTTCCTTTAAATTTAGGGTTACTTCACTTTTGGCTTATTGTAATTAGGGTTGATTGAAATGTCAATATTTTATATTTTATTTGAGGAGACTAGGTATTGTTAGGTATGATATCTAGTGAGCAGGGGGTGCACACTAGGACTCTGGCGCAGACATGTCCTCATCCGTCAAAAGTCTAAGTGTATATGTAAATAAAAAAATGAGAACAAATAAAAATTTAATGTCAAGGAATAAATTAAATAAATTAAATAAATTAAATAAATTTTATGTTGACATTAAAAATAAATAGCGTATCATATTATTAGATTAATTGACTAACGTTAGTCAATCTCTTGTAAACTTTTGAACGCTCTACTTGCAGACAGAAAGTAAGAGTTGGTACTGTTAATTGATAATTGAATAGCGTATTATATAGGATAATGTAATTGGTTATCTCATGTGGGATACAATTATATTAAGCTAGTGGATACGCACAACCAAGAAAGTGAGAAAGTATGAAAGTTAAAGAATTTTTGGAAAGAAAGAAAAGTAAAGTGACAGATAAGATTAAAATAGCGCTGAAGTCAGATACTATCAAGAAAGTGGATGTCAAGAAAGTGGATGTCAAGGATACTAAGCCAAAAGCGATAAGAGATACATTTGATGCTTATCACATTGAAACTGGATCGTTGGCTAGTCAAGTCGTTGCACACATCCTTGATTGCAATAGGAAAGAAATAGACGTAACGATGAAAGACATCAAGAACAAGTTTGGGAATACATTCTATTCTATATTTTGCAGACTGGAAGAGAGGAAGCTTTCACATCGTCAAGGAAAGCTCTTGTATGTCCATGAAATTGACGGAAACAAAGTTGCTAAACTTGTACTTCCGATTATCAAACCAAGAGTTGGTGCAAACGACTATCTTTCAGAGGATGAGTCAAAAAAGATTGCAAAAGTTTTGACTTCTAAGTAACTTTATTTCTTGTCAAGAGACTCTGTATATAATAATTATATACAGAGTCTCTTTTTAACTTCTTTTGGAAAGAGAAAAATATGGAATGCAAAGAAATCAAAAAAACCAGAGAAGAGCGTGTAAGAACTTGTTCCGTTTGCAAGAATGAGACCATTCAAAACTATAGAAATTTGTCTGGTGACGTGATCTGTCAACGTTGTTACATTGACATTATGTCGTCTCTGATTACTTTAGAGTAACTTTATTTCATTGTCAAGTAGACTCTGATAAAATAAATATCAGAGTCTACTTTTAACTTTTTTGGAAAGAGAGAAAAAGATGAAATGCAAAGACTGTGGATACACAAAAAAAATAGATTATTTCTGGTCGGATAACGTCAAAATAATATTATGTAATAGATGTTATAATGACAAATATATTACAGTCATACCATTTGACGAAACATCCGATGCTATTGAACATGTCAAATTGGAAAATGTGAAAACAGTAGAAAGGAAATTAGAAACAATAAAAGAAAGAATTACAAGAGTCCTTGAAGATGCAATTTCAGATAATATCACTTTTCATGGAAATCTTAAATTAGATGAAGTACACTTTGGAAATATAGTTGATGAATTGCTAGATATTATAGATGACGAAATTTCTGAAATGTTGCACAAATAACTTTAACTTTGTTTTCAAACTCTGGTTATCATATTTTAGATAACCAGAGTTTTTTAGTCTCAATTCCACATTTAAAAGTATTGAAATTCTTCACCAGATTGATTCAGACTGCAACGGATTAACTTCAACGTCCTTTTGCACAATTCAATATTTCAAACACACCATAAGCGATTATAGAACGTTTTTATTTCTTTGTTGAGACCATATCTCCCTACCCATAACTAGTTAGACATTTTTCTTATTTCTCTTTTTTCACACCGCAACTACCTTTAGGTATTTCTATATAAAAAAAAATATGAATACCTACCTTTAGTTAGCTGGCTACCTTTAGGTATTTATATGCCTGAATAAAAAAATTTAATAGGATGCGTTTTAAGACACCCTGAATTAAAAAACGCATCTAACCAGCTAAAATGATACCCAAATCGTTCTTAATCAATTCTAGACATATTATTTTTAATTTGAAATATACAATCATACTATATAATTTATCCAAAATATAAAACCCTACCTTTAGTTAGTTGAATACCTTTAGGTATCTGAATATCTGAAATAAAAATATAAAAACCTACCTTTAGTTAGCAATGGATGTATCACTTTATTTTTGTGCCGCTGACGCTGGGTTTGTCCGTGCTGCTGGGCATCATGGAAACCGTTTATGTGATGACGGGCCGCGAAATTTGGAAACAGATGACACAGTATTGGGGCGTGCTCTTTGGGATTAATTTTGCGATGGGGGTGGCAACGGGAATTACGATGGAGTTCCAATTTGGTACCAATTGGGCCTAT